AACAAAGAAAAAGAAAAAGAAAGCAGTAGAAAAAAAACCAACTGTAACCAAAAAAGATCCAAGAACAATACTCCCAGAACTTCCAAAAGTTCCACCAAAGGGAAAAACTAGGACAACTCCAAAATCTCAATACGAAGATTGGGACCATAGTTCTTTGGAACTAGAAGCAGCAATTCCTGTAGTTCTTAATCAAGTTTTGGGTATAAAAGGAACTGATCCAAAGTTAGAGAAAAAAATAAACGAAAAATTAGCAGCAAGTAAAACCTTACAAGCATCAGCAATGCGTTGTGTGCAACAAATACAACAACAATTTGGTGATGTGGTTGGCGTTCACATGGGTTCAGCCAAAACCAAACTAACTAAACAATGGATTGATTCTGGTGGTACAGATAGTACACCAAAAACAGATATAATGTTTGTTCCTAGAGACTTGTGGAAACAAGCAAATGGTGATGTTACCAAAATAGATCCAAAAAAATGCATCAGAGCAAGCATGAAAGTTGGTGCCTCTCGTATCTTAAATGCCGAGGGAGGAGAAGCAGCGGCAACCGTAGAATCTGCCCTTACTATGGCTGGAGATATAGCCGCAAAGAATCCTAAAGTTAAAGGCATAGTCAAAAAAATTAAAGATGCATTATTGAATTTTGCCAAATCTGCTGAAACAGGAACTTATGAAGTTGGTGAAATCAAATCCTATATCTCTGATGGTGAACTTCCATCTGGTGCTAATGAAATAGAGATGAGAAAGTATAAAAAAATAGTTGAAGAACAAGATAAATTAAAAGATGATGTGGCAAATATGTTCCGAGAAATTTTTGATATTAGTGAAGAATTCCAAACTTCAATGATATTAGAATCATTTAGTGGTGTTGGTAAGTTTGGAGCAAATAATGCTGCATGTGCAACTCATTTACTCGGAATGAATAAAGATGGAACTGGTGTAAAAGTTGATGTAATCAGCGAATCCCTTGTTAGAAAAATTCTTCCAGATTTAAAAATAAGAGGAGCATTCAAGGGAAGATCTAGGGCAGTTAAAGGACAGAAGAAAAAAATGAGATCTTTTTCTACTTTGTTTAATATTGATTATACACCAAGACTACATGAACAAATGGAAAATTCTGCTTTAGGTGTTCCAATGAGTTCTGTGCTGAAAACTGATTTAGATCAAATTGGAAATGATGTTAGCGCACTTATGATGTATTCCGACTTAGAACCACAAATAATGGTATCTAATGAAATTGATGTTACAGATTATATGGATGGAACATCTAGAGGATATAATCAAATTGTTATAGATGGTAGAAAAGTTTTCTCTATTCCGGTTATGGATTACCAACAATTTGAGGAAAACCCACAGGAGATTAATGAGCAATCATACGAGTTCATAAATGATTTCTTGATTGAAAATAAAAATAACGAAGAAGCACTCAACATTGCATTGACTTCTGGTTTAGTTTCACCCGAAACAATAATGATGTGTGATTTAGAGTCAGACTTAGCAAGTTTGTTAAATGAAATGTGGGAAAATAGTTTATTGTCTCCAGAAATGTTTGCAAGTTTTGTGAACGAGGCAAGAAATTATAGAAAAGAATATGATAATTATCATAGTAAACCAAAACAAAGAAAAAATAGATCTAGCAGAGTATTGGCTCGGCGCAAAAAGATAAAAAAGGGACATGTCCGTAAAGGGGATGGAAATGATGTTCACCATGAAGATGGCAATCCCCAGAATAATTCGGATTCAAATCTCACGGTTCTTTCAAAGAGCAAAAATAGATCTATGAACGAAGAACATGGTGCAGGAGAAACCGGAACAGATGAATTGCGAAAAAAATATGTGGAAGAAACACCATATATGATTGATCCAGTTAAGAAGATTTTAAAAGGAGTAGTTAAAAATGGCATCAAACGCAACTGACACAATACTTCATTGGTTTGAAGTGGCGAGTATTGTCACCGCAGTAACTGTTGGTGTCTTTCTTACTGGTGTTAAACTTTTATTCAAAAAGAAATGTGATGAAAACAAAAAATTTATTCAAGTTCATAGCGAAATACACGAAACCCTTACAGAACTTAGAATCAAAACAGATGCAGCAAGAGCACAAGTTATACAATTCCACAATGGAGAATACTTCATGGATGGAGTTTCGATGCGTAAGTTCACTCTCACTCACGAATCTTTGTCTCGCGGGATGTCGGCCGATGCCGGAAGAATTAAAGGATTGCTCTGCTCGATGTTTCTTCCACTACTAAATGCAGTAGTGGCAAATGATCCAAAAATCATTTCAATGTATGATTTAGAGCATTCATTTTTTAAACAATTCTTTGAAGATAATAATGTAGAAGGATTCTGTGTTTTACCAATAACTATAAAAAACCAAATTACTGGATTTGTATTATTACAATGGTGCAATTCGACTAAATTTGATTTAGTTGATACTGGCGTGGTGAAGGAAATGATGCAGATTGCAAGAAGCGCAATAGAAGTACAAATAGCATCTCAGAAAAAAGGTTAAATACTAATGTTAAATGAAGATCTAAGAAGATGGTTTAGAGAAAAATGGGTTGATATCTCCAAAAAAACAAAAGGTGGAAAACATCCGCCATGTGGAAGAGAAAAAGCCAAAGATTCAAAATACCCAAAGTGTAGGCCATCTGTTAGAGTTTCATCAGAAACACCAAAAACTTCTGGGGAAATGACGAAAGCAGAAAAGAAAAAGGCAGTGACACAAAAAAGAAGAGCAGAATCCAAAGTTAGCACAGAAGGAAAAGGAAGAAAACCAGTTATGACATCTCACAAAAAAATAAATGAAGAAACCTTAAACAAAATAACTAACTTTGTTTTAAAACAATCTATACCTATGGTGAACAATCGTTTTGAATTTAATTTCAATAAAACAATACTAGAAAATATTGATTCTTCCTTCTTGAACAAAAAAGTAATAATTCAATACTTGAACGAAGAAAATGCCCCAGTATTCCAAAAAGGCATATTTAAAATAGCATCAAATGTAAAAATTAAAGAAGGTAAAGATTTTGAAATATTGACAAATTCAGAATCAATTGGCGTTAATTATGAAGACATTCTTTCGTTAAAAACCATCAATGACAAACATATTATTCAATATGATATTTTAAATGAAGGAAAGAACAAACCAACAAATGCAAAACTCTGGTCAAAAGCAAAGTCACTAGCAAAGCAAAAGTTTAAAGTATACCCAAGTGCCTACGCCAATGGTTGGGCAGCAAAGTGGTATAAAAAACACGGAGGTGGTTGGAAAACCGTAAATGAAGAAGTTCAGAACAACATAGAAATAAATGAAGAAACAAAAAAAATAGCATCAAAGTTAGTTTCTAATCTTTTTCCCTCTTTAAATGAAGAAATTGTAAATGCAAAACACGCAGGAACAATGACTAAAAAGGAAATAAAAAGCAGAGACAAAATTGCGAAGAGAATAAAAGCAAAACCCATAAAGGGCAAAGATACCGAAGAAAATGCCAAATATCGGCTTGCTACTTATATTGAATTACGCAAGAGGGGTCAAGAACCAAAACCCAAAAAGAAGAAAACAAAAAAGAAAAAAGGTAAACCATGAAAAGTTTTACTGAAATTTGATCGGTGAACGCCCAAAAGACTAAATCCCCAACAAAAAAGCCGCATAAATAAACAAAGAGGACAACATGAAACGATTTAAAGAACTCAGAAACGAAATTCAAGAACTCGCAGAAGATTATTCCGAAGGTGGTGGAATGGGTTATGACCCAACCCTTTCATCAAAGGGTAGATCTGCTGTTGATATGGTTCAACCAACAAACTATAACAATGTAGAGGAACTGGATAAACTAAATGCATTCTTATCTGCATTTACATCTAGAACCTATCTAGATCCAAAATCTGCCTTATTCTTGCTCAGAGCAAAAATGAATCATGTAAATGTTGATTTTGACATGACTAAAGCAACGGAATTGGAGATCGGAAAGCAGTATGAACTTCCACTAATGAGATTTGGTGGTACATTCGGAACTTCACCGACTCACGATCTTGCACAAGGTTTTGAAAAGACTAATGGGTTCAACGGTGGAAATTTTGTTCTTCAATTGACTGTAGAGCCATCAGGTGGAGAAGAACGAAGAGCACCATATTTCATCAAGGCAAGAATCGTAGAGAAGTAATATTTTTATGAAGTTTGGAATTCTTAATGATGATAATTTTATGATGTTTGCTATGCAACATTATGATAATCCTGTTTGTAAAGGCATACAAGAATTCAATGATGATTTGACTAGAGTAAAGTATATAAAAAGATTACTCAACAGATATGATAAAACAAAAGACTTGAAAGAAAGATTAATTCTAAATCACATAATTTTATTGAATAATGTATTTGGTAATGAAGCGTGTTCTAGAATTCTTTTCTTTAAGGTCTGTCCCAAACTTCATCCATATTTAAAGTCGTTTTTGGAATATTTAAACATATTGCCAAAAACAATACCCGAAGTCGATTTGACTAAAATTATGAGTGATCATAGAATAAACATACTTTTAAAGAATCTAAAATGAATTCACTTTCTTATTCCAACATAGTAACAAGTTTCACAATATGGGAGTTTTTGTCGGAATTGACAAAACCATTCACCCAAATGGATATTTACAGGGTTGGGATAATAGACGCGAATGGTAAATTTCTCAAAGATCCGCAAGACTACAAAACACAACAAGAAGCCAGAGCAGGGAATGCCTTTTATCGTCTTATAGTTGTTCTAAAAAGAGCATTGCGAACATCATCAGATCCAATGGTTAGATACGCCATGACAAATCCAATGGCTGCTCTACGAGCATTGTCAGAAGAAGTAGAAACTCTTGGTGGGGATTCTAATTACTTTTTAGAGTATCTTACTCCCATTGTAGAAGAAATGACTGTTGGTGGTGGTGGAATTGTTGGAGTAGGAGTTCCTGCCGACAAACCAGAGGATGTCGTAGTTACTCCACAAGCAGCCAAAAAGCATAAGAGAAGAGTAAAGGCAGGAGTTGGCAGAAAACTCTTTGAACAGTTATTAACCGAAGCAAAACGAGTTGTAGAAACAACCGGTCACATGACACATGTTGGTGATTTCTTATATCATGGTGATCCTATGGTTGCTATAAAGCATTTAGAAGCAACTCATAAAAGGTTTCATACTGGTAGGGAAACAAAGGATCATAAATTATCATTGAAGGCTGATGGTGGGATGAGCATTGTTATAAAACGACACAAAGACGGAACTCCTGCTGTTGCTTATAAAACTGGTGCCGCAGAGTATCGAACCGAAAAGGAAATAGAAGCCGCGGGAAAACCACACTTAACTGCATCTCTTGTTCCAGCACTTCAATTGGCGAAAAAACTAAATTTAAGACCAGGAACAGCAGTACAAGGAGATTTGTTGTTTACAGGCTCTGAGCATCGCGGTAGAGCACAGCCAAATGCAATTAATTATTCTGTTCCACATAATTCCACAATTGGTTTTGCTCCACATTCTGAATACAAAACAGATGGCGGAACATTAGATCTTAGAAAGACATCAAGCCATCCAGATCATTCGGGATTGCAAGCGGAAGATGCATTTATTCCAAATTTGGCAATAACTAAAAAAACCAAATTAGCATTGACACCAAAAAGAAATGCTTTGATTTCCAAATCATTGACTGCTGCTAAAAAAATTCTGTCAGATAAACAACTGATAAAATTCAGCAAATCATTACCATCAAATAAAAAATTCCACAAGATGTTACAAGAATACTCAAATCATGCAGCAAGAACAAGTGGCGTTAGAACTACTGATGATTTGAGAAAATTCATTGATATTCACATGAACAAGGCATCTCAACGAGGTTTATCAGAGAAAACCAAAAAATCTATGGTAGATTCTTTTCATGGATTCATAAACACAAATTCGCATCATTTTGATAATCTCTTTGCAGCACACGGACATATAAACACGGCAAAACACGCCATGTTAGATCAATTTGGAGAGCACCACGATCAACTTAGTCTTCGCACTCATGGTGGTGAAGAACACGCAGGATTTGTGTCTGCTCTAGGTGTCCCCGGAGTTAGGGAAACCCAAGCAAAGTTTGTCAGAGAAGGTCCCGGTGGATTCCCAGAGAAGAATGTCAAAAATGCCATTGTTCGCTTCGGAAAAGCACCAGAAGCATAAATAACATAAACGGAGGTATAGTATGTTTCCAACAGAATTGATTTCCATGCTAGGCGGTGGGATCACAGGGTTTCTTTTTAGGTATTGGGCACAAAGAGCACAAGACCAAAAAGAAATGTTCCAAATGGCAATGGAAGCTAATAAGCAGACAACTGAGAATCAGGACAAAGCAGTAAAGAGAGTCCCCATTGATGTGGGTAAGGGCGTTCGTCAATTTATTGTTTTAACTGTTTTATTCGGAACAATTGCAGCACCATTTATACTACCATTTTTTGGTGTACCAACTTTCGTAGAAGTTGATGCAAAGAATCCAGAAGGGTTATTTGGTTTAATCCCAGAAACCACTAAAAAGTTCTTTGTTCAGATAAATGGATTCCTTTATACTTCCGAGAATAGACAAATTCTTCTTAGTATCATTGGATTTTATTTTGGTACTGCCGCTGGCGGAAACAAATCATAAGGAGTTGCAATGAGACTTATCATATCAGCAATCATTTTATTTTTACTTCTTGGGTGTGACACAACACCACAAATAATTCCAGACACAACTCCGGATAATGCAATCATATTGGGAATGAAGGATAGAATAAACGAGCCTGGTGTCGGGCATTCTTCGTATAGTTGGGTATTTTGGTATGTTCCAATTCTTATCATAACACTTTTATGGGCGTATAGAGAATATATCCGTAAGCCACTTTTGTGCGATGATGGCGAACAAAAAGACGAAGTTGTAGAAACAAAAAACACACCATCTGGTGTGTAATTTGCTCCTCAGATTGGAAATCAATTAGAGGGAGCCATGCGAAAAAGGATTAGTATGGTTTTACCGAAGCACTCTCAATTTGCACATCTTCAAAAGGGACCCCTATTACAAGGAGGTGATCCAGCCGTTACACTCTGGGACAATCCCGGTATGAGAGCCGTTGATAAGGTTAACCCCACTCCAACTGATAGATTATTTATAATTTATTCAGTTTTGGAAAAATAAACATACTATTCTTTGGCAGAAATGGTCTGCCATAAACTCTTACAGATGTAATAAGAGTCTACGATGTCGGAAACGGGGTTTCCGACATCTTTTTTATTGGGGGTAATAATATCTTTCAGCATTAATCCAGTTTCGGATACAAAAGCATTGTACATCGATTCTTTGTCCGCATTTCCCTTCCCCGTCGCGTTCTTTTTCACCACTGTGGGTGGAATCGTATCCACTGGTATCCCCTGCTGAAATAGTTTGTATTTCAAGATTCCAGTGTTTTCCGCTATATGAAATACTCTGCCCTTGGCGGCGTAAGCGTAATCTTCTATGCCAACCATCTTGCAACCGATTAGGTATTGAATCGCCCATTCCGAAATTGTGTCGTATCTTTGACATTCGCTATTGTAATCCTCAAATGATTCACCACGAACATTTCCAACAAAGTTTGTTTGTAGTTTTTTAACATCAGACAAAAAATAAACCATGCAAGTATTGAAAGAAAACCCACCCAAGGCAGAGTTGTATATACAAATACTAGGAGAGGTTAAACTATAATCAATTCCCGCATATATCATATAGGTATTTATTAACCTAACAGGAGTAGTGGTTCCGGCGGCCTGAAGATCGGTACTTCAAACGATCCTGAGGCGAAGCGGGTCCGGCCACTACTCCTGTACTATTATATAGCGGCTTTAAGCCGTTTTGCTACCCATTCTGCCACATTTACTGTGACAGCATTTCCCATCTGATTATACCTTGCACTATTAGATAATCCCTCTGTCCAATTATCAGGAAACCCCTGAAGTCTTTCCGTTTCGACTGGAGTAAGATATCTAACTCTATCTTCGTTTTCTATTACTAAAACACTAGATCTTTGTCTGACATCAAATAAATTTAAAGTGTTTGCGTAATCAGTTTCTATCCAAGTCTCAAAGTCTTTTTTTGTTTGTGCTTTTCTAGACTTTCTAATTGTTATGGGGTATTTTTGATTAGGTTCTTCAAAGAGAGAGTTAACGGTGGATACAAAGTTTTTCCGTTGCGCTGTCCTCGTTCTAGGATCCCCTCGCATGTCTTCTTTGAGAGCAAGTACTTCTGATGCGCGTTCTCCTGCAAGATCTGCGATAACGAACACTCTTTCTCTTCTTTGGGGAACACCGAAGAATCTGCTGTCCAAAACTCTCCATGCGATAGATTTAGGGTTCCACTGTTTGACCATTTCGTGTAGAACGACGGCGAAATCCCTTCCTTTATTGCTTGTGAGCATTCCGGGGACATTTTCGACCACCACGAAGGATGGTTGCTTTGGCATGTCTCTGACGATTCGAATAAACTCATAAAATAGTCCTGATCTTTCTCCTGCTAATCCTTTTCTGTTTCCCGCAACAGATAAATCTTGACACGGAAAACCACCAACAATGACATCTACTGATTCTACTTTAGTTGGATCTATAGAACAAACATCATCATATATTTTTGTATTTGGAAAATGTTTGCTGAGAATATTTCTGCATGTTTTCTCTTTATCACACGCCCAAGAAATAGAAAACCCTTGACGCTCAAATCCAAGATCAAGCCCTCCTACTCCTGAAAATAAAGATCCAACCTTTAACAATGTTTATCTTCTTCTTTTTTGACTAAATCTTTATAAAAACCTTCAATGGTTCCGAATATAAAAAAAGGAACCAATAGAACTACCAATCCAAATAGTATTATTTTTCTTTTAAAATCAAATAATCGAGTGTTTAAATTCAAGTTTCAAATCTCCGTTTTCATCTTCATATAAGAATGAACAATTTTCTTTTTCTGTCCAACAGCCACAGTTTGCATAAATTGTGTCATTAACTTTTATTATCTTGGGATCGTGAATATGACCACAAATAACACCATCATATTTCTTATCCTTTGCATACTTACAAACAACTGTTTCAAAACTTTCTATAAATTGTGTTGCTTTTTTGACTTTTATCTTTATGTACTTGGATATAGACCAGTAGCGCATACCCATTATTCGACGGAACCAATTATATGTCTCATTTAATGAAAGTAACCACTCATATGCCCAGTCTCCCATTTTATACAAATAAGAACTGACTGGATATTTTGTCAATAAATCAAATTGGTGTCCATGTAATATTAAGAACTTTGTTCCATTACTTGTAGTATAATCAAATCTTTCATTTAAAGAAATATTACCAAATATTTCATGATCAATGAACTTAGCCATAAATTCATCATGATTTCCATAGATGTAATAAATCTTAGTTCCTTTTCTTGATAATTTCAAGAGTCTTTCAACAACTTCAACCTGTGCTAATTGTTTTTCGTGATTCATTGAAAATGCATCTTTGAATCTCCAAATGTCGATTATATCGCCAACCAAATAGATGTTTTCAAATGTGTTTGTCTTTAAAAAATCAATTAATGGTTTTGCTTTTGCCTTTTTTGAGGCTAAATGAAAATCAGAAAGAAAAACAGTCTTGTAATGCATTATGTGATATCAACCACTTCGCACTTATCGCCGGTACAAGCAAAGGTTTGAGTGCCAGAAGTCTTATCTTCTTTTTCATACTTCACAAGATCTGACCAATTAACATTCTTTGGCATCTTCTCAAGGAGTGCCATGTATTCTTCCTTAGTGCACTCTTGATATGGTGCTTGACGATAATTGTGATCACTGTGTGGTAGGAATGATATACCACTGATCTCATCGAAGTGTTTATATACCCAAGCACCAACATCCATCCATTCATTTTCACGAACAGTTACAGTAATACTTGGCTTATGCTCACACCAATGACGCTGATACACCAACCAAAGTTCTAGGTGCTCAATTGCACCCAAATCATTACGAGTCAGACATCCCTCTGGAGACTTCGTTGGGAAGGAGAATACCATTACAGAATCGGGTTTCATTACGCACTTTTCGTGAGGGAATCCCATGTCCATCATCATTTTGCACAATGGATCCTTTTGATCTGCACGAACAGTACGAATGTAGTATTCGCTGTGTCTTGGGTGAATACCAGACGCGGCATCTACTAATTGTGAGACTGTACCAGATGGTTTTATGCAAGTAATGGCAGCAGCAGATTCAATTCCAATTTTTGATGCATACTCTTTGTTTACTTCTACTGCAATATTTTTAAGTTTGGTAAGACCTTTTTCCAAATTAACAACATCATTTGCCATATGTTCGTTGTCGAGAATTCCGGTTAGAGATACACCTAGAAGTGCCTCTTCCTCACAGTTCTTCTTCCATTCGCTGGAAAGATATGGGAAGTTCGTTAAAGACGCTTGGAATGTACCTAGGATCGTCGCTAAACGAACCTTACGAGCAAGGTTGTCTGCGGTGTCATCTACTCGCACAACGACTTCTGTGAGGTTACAGAACTCTCTATCGCGTAGAATGATTTCAGAGCAAGGATTGGTTCCAAACTCATAATTTGGATCACGACGATCCCCTAGTTTGGCAACAGTCTTTTTGCAAGCCTCACGATTAAAGATACCACGCTCGCCACTCTTGCTCTTATAAAGAGACATCCATTCTTCCATAAAGATGCCCATGTCTGGCTTTTCTTTGTAGGCAACTGAGTTATTGGCCAAGGCGCGTTGGGGATTGTCGTTCCACCATGCTCCTGACTTTGCATCCCGCATTCTTTCATCAGTGAGGTTGCTAAGTGAAATAAGTGCGGATCGTCGCACACCTCCGACCACGACAACCTCTGCAATTTTACAAACGATATCATGACATTCGATGGAAGTGAGTTTTCTACCTGAAGCCTTTTTAAAAGTTTCAATTGTAAACTTAAAGAGATCTTCCAACGGCCCCGGTCCCGATGCACGACCCCCAAATGTTTTAAGTCTCGCGCCAGCAGGACGAACCTTTGAGACATCCCATTTTGGAATTTGACCTCCAATGAGTAGGGAGACAAGTTCCCTATAGGCTTTAGCCCAACCAGCCTTGCTATCTTGGACAACAATAGTGGTTTCACTGTTAGTAAACTCCTCTGTAATAGTTGGAAGTTTTTCTATGTATTGTCTTTCAACAGAAAACCCAACTCCGGTGCCGCACATGAGTATGTATAGAATTTCATCAAATGCACGAACACGGTTCACTGCAACATAAGAACAGTTATAACCGGCGGTGTTATCACGCTCAAGTGCTTCTCCCGCAGTCATCAGTGCTCTCATGCTTGGCATGATTTCTAAATTCAACACAGAAGTTTCTAATTCAGAACGAAGTTCTTGCGACAAAGTAAACTTATGCTTTGTCTTTAAGTGATTTTCAAAAAAGTTAAAATACCGCTTAACAGTTTCCTCCCATGTCTCTCTGCGGTTCTCACTTTCAATCCATCTAGAATAACGAGAAAGATGGATAAAATCTTGATAAAGGGTAGGTAAACTCATTTGGTATTTCTCCTAAAAATTAAGTTGGTGTTTTATGTAGTTGAATTAGTAAGGGTTTTCCACGAAACCGGAAAGAGTGGTTGAATTATTTTGGCAATTGCATCTGCATACTGACGAACTTCCCATTGTGCATGAACATCAATTCTCTGATGATACACTCGGGCAAAAGCAGACAAAGATCCAGTCCACCACCACTCGGTATAAGTTCCTTGAGGAAGAACTGATCTTGCTTGCTCGGGTGCAACTCCTAAATCAATCAATTGTTGATATGTTTCTAGTGCTTCTTTAATAGTAAATTCATAATGACGATTTGCTGTGTTGTATTGTTCGTTGATTGGCATAAAATCTTCAGAACCTTGTTTTGCTCCGCCTGTTGGTTTTCCTCTCCAACGAGGAGAATACACCACCGGAGGCTCGCTAACATACCTACGAGATACTTCATTTTCGACAAATCCAACTTTGTGCTTAAAAAGTTGAGTTCGTATAAAGATAGGAGCCTTGATTCTGAGAGTAATTTGTGGATGGGCAAACGGTGTCCAGTGCTTATGTTTTGCAAGATAAGAAATTAGTTTTTCATCCTTTTCGGATAACTTTCGTTCACGAACCATGTTCCAGTTCGGTTCACTATCCCAATCACTTTCCTTATTGAAGGATACTCTGGCTGCATTAACTACAGTCAAATCGTTTCCCATATAATCAACAAGTTCAACAAATCCATGATCTAATACATCAATCTTTTTCATCTTGTTTATCCTCATCCTTTAAGTGATAAAATTTAACTCTTCCTACTCCACCATAATCACTAGAATATTCTACTGCTTTTTTCCATAACTCTGGGTTTATTTCTTTAACTCTATCTGCAAATTTCATATAAATGCTAATTATAGAATAGATAAAATCAGTATCATCCAATTCCGGATTGATTGGAGAGTAATAAAACTCTTCTTCCTCTATTACCTTTATTCCATACTCTTCTGCAAATGAATGTGCATAAGTCATGGCGGAGTCACAAATTTCTTTTTCCATTTCGCAAACATATTCTTTAAAATGTATTCCAAAATTCAAAAAAGATTTAGTCATCTCTTCGCCATATTCTTCAAAGAAGTCTTCATCTGATTCTTCCATTACACTTTTTTCCAATCATTTAATTTAAGTTTTGCTTGTAACCCAGTATAAGTGTTGTTTGTTATTATTTCAACCAATTGTTCGGTTGTTTTACCGGATAGAATCATATCATTGATATCCTTTTCCCGAATTGTCGATGGCCAAATAACAACATTGAATTTCTTCTCAATCAATGACTCTATAGTTTTAACAACATTTTTGTTTCTTGGCTCGTTATCAATAACAAAGATCAATTTCTTTTCCTTTATAAAATCCGGAACAGTAATAGTAGAATCCATTCCAAGTGTTGCTACTCCGTTTGGAAGAAACATAGAATCAATAGGACCCTCCAGAACGAATACAGGTTCACTAGAAATTTTATTCAAACCATACCATAGTCGTTCCGCGCCCCTTTTCTTGATTGTTATATAACGAATTGATTTTGAATCTAAAGATCTACCCTGAACACCAATCAGAGTATTTTCTTCATCATAGATGGGGATAACCAATCTACTTTCTTTTGTGAGATCCTTTTTCTCTGGATCTATAGATTGTGCAACACTGGCAAAGTCTTCAGTAAAATACAATGCTTTCATAAAAGCCGATGGTATCTTTCTGGAAAGTACATATTTTTTACATGGATGATTATCGGGAAGGGTGGATACGGGCACACACCCCACTAATTCTGTTTTTTCGAATTTTGGTTTCTCAAACTTTATCTTTGGTTTCTTATAATTTGATTTACCATTTTCTCCATTCATCCATCTTCGTATTGCGTATTCTTTGGAATGAGTAGGAGAAACTTGTTCTAGAAAATTGTATAGATTGCTGCTGAAATTACAATTGTGGCACTTGTAGAAGAAATCATTTCCTTTTTGAAAGAAAAATCCTCTTGCTTTGTTTTTGTGCTTTTGCGAATCCCCACAAATTGGGCATCTACAATTTGCAAGAGTTTCTTTTTTCCATGCAAACTTTTCTAGCATAGAAGAAATCATGTTGATAAACATTTTGTCGATGTAAGTTGACATTAGAACTTCCAGTCCCCTGTTGAGGATGTTTTTAGTTTCTTAAATTTATCTCTCATGTCATAACCAGATCCGGCTTCTTGTTCGTCTGTTGTGTTTCCTGCCACCAAAGTTGGTTGTTCGATACTAGGAACATCGAACAATTTCATTTTTGCTCGATTTAGCCCAACAACAAATTTACGATTAGACATGGCATTGTTGTAACGATTCTTTAGTTGCTTTACCATGATTTGATTTTGCTCTTCAAGTTCATCGGTAGAAATCAAAGCAATCATAAAATCTGTAGTGGCTGGCAAACCAAAAGATTCTGAAGTATTTTCAAGACCAACATCAGTGTT